TGGCACGCTGTACTCAGTTTTTGGCGTCCATGCGGTTTCCTTGTTTTCGCCCATAAATTCCTTCCAGTGCTCCCAAAGCAGCCGATTGGGGACGAAGAAGAAGTAGAAGTCGCAGAAAGCGTTGTCCATCACTGGAAAGATGGGCGTTGTCATACGTATGACACATGCAAGGTCGATTTGGTGCGTATCACCCGGGAGAACCTCGTCGAGATAGATTGGAATAAGGTCGCCCGTGTTGAAGGTCGTCTTATTGTCGCTGTTGCGCTGGAATCGGCTACGGCTCACTCCGACCTGCGGATTTTCCGCAAATCGGTTTTCACTGTTTCGGTTCACTCTTTACTTTCTCCTTCCTGCATATTTTCTTTGGTTTCTGTTGCTTTCTTTTCTTGTACATTTTGTTTTAGGCCCATTTTGTCCGCCCATTCCTCGGTGCCGTAGGCCATGATATACTTTTCCACGTCGTTGTCCCACTTGTTTTTGACTTCTACGGGGAGTTTTTCGAACTCCGCTTCTGCGTCTTTGATTCGTCCGTACCACTCGTGATAGTTTGTCGGTGCGTCCGAAATATCGGTCATCGTCTCGCTGGTCTGCCAGTCTTGGTTGCCTAAGGCAGTTGGGTCATAGGTTGCTCGCTTGATGATGTTTTCGATTTTGGTTTCGTCTAGACGGCTCTGAATGAGTGCATAGACGTCTGTTTCGCCGGTTTTCACCAGCTCCCGGCCTTTGTCCGTTACCTTGTATTCGTACTCGGGTTCGCGGCCGTTGCCGGTCATGCTCGTATGCCTTACCCGTCTGCTGTATGCGCTTCTAAACTCACTCATTGGGCTTGCCCTCGCATACGCACGTGTTGGTGTTATCGACGATTTCGCCGGTTTCGTCTTCCATGGTGCAGATGTAGTGCAGCCGGAAATCTTCCGGCTTGACGCTTATGAAGCTCTCTTTGTTTTTCTGCTGACTCTCAAAGAGTCTGCTTGCAACAGCGTCGTTCTGCTGCTCGAAAAGAGTGCTGTAGGTCTTGGCGACTTTGTCGTAAATTGCATAATAACGCTTCAGCATTACAGTCTGGTACCTCCTCTCATGTTCTTCGGACTTACGTTGACGGCTTTAGTTTTTTTCGCCGTCTGGGTAAAGACTTTTTTGTCCTTACTGCTGGTCATCTTGGTACGCTTAGCCATTGTTTTCATCCTCCTTGTCGTGCAGCGCGTGGTAAATTGCGTCCAGCTTCTCCAGAATTTCCATCATAATTTTGATGGCGTTCTTGAGTTCTTTCATACTAAGGATTGCCATTTGTTCAGCTCCATTTCTGCCCTTTGGCCTTTGTATTTGTATATTTCGTCAATGATGGCTTCCGCCTCATCTTTAGTATATGCTTTTTTGAGCTGTCTGTAAAGCTTTTTGATGATGTATTCATATTCATCTTCGGTTTTTGGCCCTCTGTATCCTTTGTAAAGCTGGTAGTATGCTCGGTTATCCATTTTTTTGTCTCCTTTATATTGTTACGTAGTCTTCCCAGTCTTTATCTGTTTCTCTGGTTCTTTGCAGTACCCAGTGCCACGAGTCTTCGATATACTTTCCGTGTACTCTGTAGATGTACTTTCCTTTTTCCACTTCGTGTCCGGCTTCCAGACGATTTAGTTCTTCTCTTGTAAATCTATGTTTTTTCATTTTTGTCACCTCTTAATTTATTTGGGCTTCCCCCTAATTATTTTACCAAATTTTGTTTTCTTTTTCAAGCCTTTTGTAAAAATTTTAACCGCTTCGAAGGTGGCAATACGTAAGCATTGACGACTTCGAAGTGGTTTGCCCGCGGCAGGCGCGGTTTTCTTGAGTTTTCAACAGTTTTAACAGTTTCAACATACTTTTCAACATTGTTATGCGAAATAGATTTTAGTCTGGTAAAGTGTTTCAACATTTCAACAAGTTTTCAACAAAGTTTTCAACTGAGAATTTTTCTTAGTTTTCACGTGATAACGTAGAATTATTATTACTTTCAACTTTTCCACAGTGCCTACTACTACTACTACAACAAGTTATATATAATAGATGATGTTTGCAAATACACGTGCGTGCGTGCGCGTTTCGCGCGTGCGTGCGCGTGTACTGTGATTAAACTTATAATCTACTTCGTGATCTCGGTAGCCCCTACGAGGGGCGTACACGAAAGGGGTCTCCCGTGGCGACAGGAGACCCCTTTCGTGATTTTATGGTGCTTTTGTTTAGTTGCGGATAGCTATGAAGTTTGGGTGTGGGCCTAATCCTTATCTTGATAGGATTAGGCCCACTGACACTATAACAGCCCTCTGGCTTTTCTAAACCTCTGCTGTTTTGTCTCTTCTTCTATCTTTGCTTCCTGTTCGATGGTCAGCCCTGTATTGCTCATTTTGAGCTTTAGTGCGTTGATTGCGCTTGACTGCCTTTTGCGTTTTATTTCCCATAGATTTTCCGGCTGCTCGCTTTCGTACTTTTTATCAAAGTATCGTGGTATCGGCCTTTTTTTGCCGTTAAAGTATAGTCCATCATCTTCGTACATCTGTTTTTTGTGGCTTGTGTAATAGTCGTAACCTAGACCGGGATTCCTCGACATACAACAATAAGGCGGCGTTAAGCCTAGCTCTCTATATCTTTTGTTGTCGTTCCCATATGTCTTTTTGGTTACGTATCCTGCCACATAAGCTATTGTTTCTGGTGATGCCTCTGCAATGATGACGTTACCCATGCCCCAGATTTTGTTTATCTCTTCGCTTTCAAAGTACGGATTATCGCCTCTTTTTTTCTTTAGGTCTGGAATCTCCAACCCATAATAAATGCCGTGGTGATGAGGTCTGCCCGTGTTTTCGCCGTATTCGCCACAATAAAAATATCTTATATCTAAGCCCCATTTATCGGACGTTTCTTGTTTTTTGCGCAGTCGCTTGTTGAATCGCACCATGTCTTCTTGGAGTAGAATTTGTACCACTTCCGGCGCGTCTCCGGTCGTCCACTGGTGTGTTGCACCTCTTATGATTTCGCCGGTTGCTCTTACCATGCCCGGCACATACTCTTGACTCCATGTTAGTGTCAAAAACCATACCGGCGACAGTGTTTTTGACTCCATTAGCATTCGTGTTTCCCAATCTTGCCGCTGTCTGAGTCTGCATCCTAGACATTTTCCGCATGGCAGTAGCATCACATCTGTTCTGTATGCGATGCTCTCATACGTTGCTGTTGGGTTGTGCGCTCTTTCGCGGTACGTCTCTAGAGTCATGATTGACCCCGTTATATTGTGGTCGTTTGGATTGTATACCCTTATGAGTGGTCTTGCGCAACTCATTTAAAACTGCCTCCTCTGCTCCCGCCGAAGCCGTCTTTATCTCTCTTGCCACTTGTTGCGGTTTGTTTGCCGCTGTTGCTGTTTTGGTTGAACCACTGACTTAAATCCGGAAAGTCCGTTTGATAGCTGTTGTAACCGCTGCTATGTTGCTCTCCGTGCGAGTCTGTCCATGACCAACTTTCGGCTTTTGTCTTGCTGTAGTTTGCTACTGTGCCGGAGATTGTCGGCATACTAGCTGATTGTGTCCCGACACTTGGTGCGTTTATGCTGCTCTGTCCTACGCTGCCCTGTGATCCGCCCGGTGTACTTGCTCCGCCTTGCTGATATGCGAGTATTGGATTCAAGCCCGCTTTTTTCATGTCGGCCATTGCTCTTTGATAACTTGTGTTACTCATACGCTCCTGCCATGCCCTGTTGGCTGCTGCCTCTGCTGAGTTGTAAGACATGGCTGCATCTTGCTGGATACGGTTATAAACACCTTGTTGGATAGCTCCCAGAGTGTTTAAGCCTAGTGCCATGAGAGAGTTTTTGTTGTTTTGGAGACTCTGCATCCCTTGCGCTTGCTGACTTTGCCCCAAAAAGTATTTGGCGAGTTCTTTTGTTTGGTCAATATTTACTCCACTTTCGCCGGTCATTGTTGACCCGCTTGCGCCTTGGCTTGTTTGGTATCCGCTTGAGCTTGTTGCTCCGCTGCCGGATGTGCCTTTGAGAGCGTTGAAGAGGCCTGTTCCGGCGTTTATGAGCGTGCTCACTCCGCCTAATACTTTTGCGCCTGTTACTAGTGCTGTTAAAAATGACATGTACAAAAATAGCCGGGTTTTGCCCCGGCTTCCTCCTTTCTTAGTGGTGGTCGATGAGTCCCGGAATACTGTAGACCGGCATGCATCTCGTTGTTCTGTTCATGAAGTAAAAGTCGGCGATAAAGTCCGGCTGGTTTTGCACTGCCAACGTCCTCTTCATCTCGGCGTCGCTCTGCTCCATCCACTGTGTTCCGAGGAATGGCAAGGATTTATAGTCTTGTGCATAGTGCCATGCATCGAGGCTTTGCGCTGCGTTGCTTCTAAACAGGCCCGTTACTTTGGAAGGCTTATAGCGGTAATCCGCCCATGCCTCTTGGTAGCCGAATGCCATTTCGTCATTTGGGTTACCTTCTGCATAGATTTCTTTGTTTAAGATTGCTTGCTCGCCGATGTTTGCCAGTACTGGCCAGTAGTAATCATACCGGCCTTTTCGACTCCACATGCGTTCGATGCCCTGTTGATACGTCTGGTCAGTACGGACAACTGCCAGACCCATGATAAAGCCGTGTTCGGTAAACGACTTGGTAAACATAGACTTGTTCATGGTGGTAACGGAGAGAGCCGCCGTATTGCCCTGCGGGCTTGTGCCGTCCGTGCTCGAAGTCTGGATGACTTGTGATACGTTGATAGGCAGCCTATAGCCGCCTAGGTATTCCGGAATCTGCATCCGTGCATCTGGAGATATAACCCCAAAGTGTTCACGCAACACCTCGCGGTATCTCGTGCCGCCTCGTGCATCTTTTTCCAACAGTTTCTGGATTTGGAATGCCTGTCTTAGCTGGTTGATGGTTGTCGCATTTACGCTTGATAGGTCTGCTCCGAGGTTTACTCCCGTGTAGGCGTTGCCGGTTACTTCTCCTACTGCTAAGCCTTTGTTTCTTGTTGGCCCGTCCCCCGGGTCCCAGTAATTCGCTCTGTATACCCCATTTGTTGAGCTGATTCCCGAATCAATGAAGATTTCTTTCATCTTCTTTGAATCGATTGTTACGTTTCCTGTTTCTGCGTTATATAATCCGATTGGTGCGCTGCCCGTTATCGGGATTGTAATTGGCTCGCCTTTTTTCGGTTTCACTGGCTGCGGCTGAGTGACTGCCGG